GCATTACCCTGGGGAATATAATGCGATAGGCGACAAATTATAAATTACGAACAAATGAGAATTGTCAGCCACTTCTAGCTGTTCAGATACTAGGCGAATTTAATACGCAGCTTACACGCCAGTTATAAGCTGGAGGTGCAGCATCTATTCTAAGCCGACTCCTGCAAGGCTATAAGTTAATATTACCACAAAGTAAATATAAATGTAAAGTTTAGGTTTAGATTATCCTTGAGTTAATCCTGTAACTCTTCCACCTTTTCTAGCTGCTCCAGTTTGGAGTGAAAACCTAGATTTTTCTTGTGCTTCTAATTTTTTTATTCTTTCTAATTCTTCTGGGTCTTGGAATATTACAGCATCTGTGTATTCATCAATTCCAAATAATTCTTCTTCAGATAATTCTCTTCCACTTCTCATTTGTAATTCTTGAATTGATTGAACATCAGTTTGTCCTTGTCTAAATAATTTTCTAGCTTGTCCTTGAGAAATACCAGCTTCTTGTAATTCTATAGATTGAGCTAAGCCTATTTCATCTCCAAATCCTGCTGCTCTTGCTTCTCCACCAATTTGGGATATTGCTATTTGTTTAGTTAATACAGCTTCTCCTATGTCAGGTTTTATTGCTGCTGCAAATATAGCTTCATCAGTTAAATCAATACCATAATTTGAACTATAAAACTCTTTTACTTGTGGAATATTGTTTTTGATTCCTTCAAATGTAACTGCTATTCTAGTTTTAAATTCTGAAGGAGAAACATCACCAGCTATTAAACTAGAAAATGTATCTTCAAACAATTCTGCATTTATACCATAATCTTCTAAAGTAAATTTATAATTTTCTTTAACAGCAAGATACTCTGATTCATTGTACCTTACAGTCTTGTCTTCTCTTTTATTACCAGGAAAATAAGTATCATAAATTGGGTCTTGTCTTAATTTACCTAAAGCAACATCGGTATTATTATCAGATGCAGCATAATAATCTACGAATTTATTAAGCACAGCATCAGGTAAATAAGGATATAAAGACCTAGCTAGTTGTAAAAATTCATCCATCTAATCTACCTCTTTGACTTGAACCAAACGCTTGTCCAACTGCTTGTAATGCTTCTTGAACTGGTTTACCAATGTTATCTTCTAAACCTCTTTTAAATAAAAATTCTTTTGCTTTAGTAGCGTCATTTAATTTTATAACTTCCTGCATAACATCTGAAGAATCATCTATACTTCTACCCCAAGAACTTTCTACAAATCCTCTCCAAGGAGATGCTATTTCTTCGTAAGTTAAATCTGGGTCATATTCAGGATATAAACTTTTCCTTGAATTTTTTAAAGTATCAATAAGTTTTATTTCACCATTAGGGTCATTTCTTAACATACCTGCCCATTTTTCTACTTGATTATCAGATATATCGCCACCAAATATTGGACCCCACCATTCTGATATTAAATCTTTTACTGTTTGTTCACCAGCTCTAGTTGTTTCAAAAGTAATTCCACCTTCATTAATAAAAGAAGTTAAACTTTGACTTCTGTCTCCACTCAACTGTGGGTCAGCTAATAAATTAATTTGTTCGTCTGTATAATCTCCTGACCATTCACCTGTTGTAAACTTTTCTCCAATCCAATTTACAACATCATCATTAATGTTATAAATACCTGCTTTAGTCATAGCATTTTTAATTATTAACCTATCATCTTCTAATTTACGAAGTGCATCTTTTGTTAAAACTGCACCAGTGTCAGGATTTGCTTGTTGAGCTAATAACAACCATTCTCTTTCTGCTTGTGAATGATTTCTCCACCAATTTGTAGATTCCCATTCTGCATCAGTTACTTTTCTTCCTTCTAATGTTGCTTCTGCTAAAAGATGTAACATCTCTGGAGATTTTAACCAAGGTCTTACAGCTGCTTGTTTTTCAACTGCACCTACAAAAGACTCCCAAGGATTTCTAGTAGGGTCAGTAATATTAGGGTCATAAAGTTCTATAGAATTACCAAATACTAAACTTCTATTCCAGTCATCTTCTGACGGAGTTACAAATTCAATATTCTTAGATTCTACTGGACCAAATATTGATTCTAAATCTTTTTCACTAGAGATATATCTTAAAGGTGTTTCATTTGGGTCTCCAGGTATTCTATAAACTATTGCTATTTGACCATCATAATTCCAAAATTCTGCACCTACAGGAATAGCTCCTATATCTAAATCTACAACTTCTGTTTCTTCTGTTTCTGTTTCTTCTGTTTCTGTTATTATTTCTTCAGGAGGTGCGACTTTTCCTACATTACCTACACCAACAACACTTTCTCTTTCTTCCATTGGAGTTGAAGCATCTTCTCCACCATAATCACCTGGGTAATCTTTATCTACTGAACCACCTACTTGTGCATTTTTATAACCTTCCCTACCAGGAATTTCACCATCTAACAATCTTTCTAATTCAGATTTATCTTCTCCTGGTCTTTTTTCATTATTTGCAGTGGTTCTTGCACCACCTGGTCCATATACTACAACTTGTGCCATTATGTAATTTCAACTCCTGATTCTTCAGCTTTTCTTCTCTTTTCTTCTATTGCTTCTTTTTTAGCATTTGACATAGCAACATAAAAAGGTATCAATACTTCATTTAATTCATTATTAATTTGAGTTCCTGGGAAAGGTTCTCTACCTCCTGGTGTCATATTGTCTCTCTTTTCAAAATAATCTTTTTGCTGTCGTCTTAAATTGTTTTCTTTTGGTAATTCTAAGTCTAGCACTGGATTGTCAATCTTAGGACTATCTGGTTCTCCTATGATTTCTGGTGGACCTTCAGGTGCTGGAATACCTCTATCAGGAGCATAATCAGATTCATCTCTATTTAAATATGCTTTACTCCTACTTCCTTTTGAACTACTCCAATCTTTATAAGTATTATCTAAAATTTTTAAAACTTCTTTATCTTCCATTTCTGATGTAACTTTTTCTATTTTCTTTTGGAATCTAGGTAAGTTAATAGTCCATAAATACGCATAAGCTGCTGCTTCATTATTAGTAGTTATTTCTTCTCTTATCTCATCTTTAGTCATACCTATAAACATTGGAGCATTTAATAAAGTTTCATCTGTTTTACTTTTATCTTTTACCCAAGTAAGCATATTGTGTTGCCAAGGTCCGTGGCTATCTTCTTTTCCTTTATATCCTTTTCTTCCTTTAGGAGGGTCTAACAATGATTGACCACCATAAGCATACTCTCCTTTTCCGTCTCCAAAATGTTCTCCTAATGCTGTAGAAACTGCATAAGCCAATGTAATTTCTTGTGGTGCTATTTCAGTATCTCTACTAGGGTCAAAAAATAAATCAACTCCATCATTTTTTAATAAAGTAGCTGCATTAATTAATAATGCAATCAACTCACCTATACCTATATCAGCTCTTTCCATTAGTTTCTACCAGTTGCCATTGGACCACCCATAATAGAAGCATTTACATTTTGAAAGTTAAAGTCTGCTCTTTCCCCTCTATCTTCTCTTTCAATATAAGTTTTATAAAGTTCTCTTATTTTATTTTGGAATGCTTCAGTTGAATTAAATTCATCAGGTTTAATTGGGTCTCTTGATACTCCATATTTTTTAAGGAATGTTCCAACCTCTTCACCTTCCATAGTGATACCTTTTTCTTGCAACTTAGTTGTTGCCTCATCAAACTCTGGTAATTTACCAAATTCATCTTTTAATTCAAATATTGCTCTTTGTTTACTAGCTTCCAATTCTTTATCAATAAATTCATTAGCCATTTTCTGAAACTCTTTTAGTTCATTATCAGTTGGATTACGACTAATTACAGCTTCCATATTGTCTCTTAAGAAAGCACCCCTATCTATAGACTCTGCATACTCTTTTGTTTGCTCATCTATTTCTGATACTAATTTTTGAAATCTTCTATTAACTTGTTGTCCTAAAAATTTAATAGGGTCAATATCAACATTATTTCCATTTAAATAAGAATCCAAATTAACATTATTAATATCAGCAAACCATTTTCTAATTGCAGATTGTGTACTTAAATCATTTTGTCCTTCGTTATAGTCATCTTCACCCAGATAACCAGCATCTACTAACAAATCTTGAAATCCACCAATGTTTACAGGATTCCATTTTGGTCCTGTTAGATATGTAGTTGCACCAAAAGATGGGTGTAATTCCATATCTGGAAATAACATATTAGGAGCTATTAAAGATTCCTCCCCTTCTCTTGTAGTGCCTTCATACCATCTAGGATTTTCTATAAACTTAGGAACACCTTGATAAACTGATTCACCAGTAAACATTTCAAAAGTGTTAAAATCAAAATCAAAAGCTCCACTACCATCATCTTTATCTGTTTTTAATTCAGGTTTTTCTACACTCCATCCATTTGTTAATTCTCTATCAAGAGTTACTGTAGTAACTTGTTTCTCTACTATCTCTCCGTCTATAATCTTATAAATTGTAATCATTTTTATCCTGACTCCTGTAATAATGCTACAAGATTTCCGTCCTTATCTTCATAATACTCTTGTTCTAATTCTCTTTTACCTATTTGCTCCCAAAATATTGCAAATCCTGGATTTTCAGAAGCAAGAGATTCTCCTATTTCCTTTAAAGCATTTCTGAAATTTTGTGTTCCTTGAGTATTTTTTAAATAATAAATCTGGCTATTACTTAATCCATACTTTCTTTCTATGCCTTTTAATTGACCTATTCTGTTTAAAGCAGATTCTCTATACTGCATATAAGTTTGTAAAGGTTCGTATAAATCTGTATTTTTTAATAGCTTTACAATATCTTCAGGAATAGCTTCTTGACCTGCTACTTCTATGCCTACAGATTTTTCTAGTTCTTTCCAATTTTCTTCTCCTAAACCTAATTGTATTGACTTAACATACCAATCTGGAAATAAAGTATCTATCTGTGTTTTTATTTTTGCTTTCTGTTGTACAGTTAAACCTTCTCCACCAATAACAGTAGCTATTCTCCACATTCTTGAACCTGCCATTTGATTCACACTTTTAGCCCATTCTTCAGGAGTTAAATAAACTCTGTTTCCTTTTCTATTTTGTGAAAACCAAGCAGTATAAGAAAAATCTGCATCAGGTTCTGGTGGTGGAGCAAACAATCCAAATATACCTGGCAAATATTCCTCTATAGCAGAATTTTCTCTTTCCCAGTTATACCCTTCTTCAGTTAAACTTCTTATTCCAACCTTGTTGTAACTTCTTCCTTTAGTTAAATAATTTAAAGCACCAAATCCTTCTTTTGTATCTAGCCAATCAGCACCTAGCATTTGTGTCATAAGATAAATTGCAGCAGCGTCATCATCATTTACTGTTCTTAAAACTTTGTTATATATAGAAGTAACTGCTGTAAACCTAAGATACTCTTCGCTATCAAGACCTAACTCAACATCTTTTCCAAAGTTTTCTTCAAAGTCTTGTCTTAATTTATCTTCATCTATTTTTAATCTATAGTCATAAGAAAAACCAGTTATTAAACCAAACTGTCCTAAAGCTCTAATAAGTAATGTGCTTTTACCTACTTTTGCAGCAGCTTTTAATAAAGCATCTTGGTCTATTTTTCCAAACTCATCTGTATATTGACCTGTAGCAGCAAGAGCTTTTGCTGTATCTACAATGTGTGTGTTCCATAATTTTTCATCTGAAGCAAATCCAGTTCCCTCTCCAAAAGCTGTAGCTAATTTACTCCAATATGCAGGAAAAAGATATTTAGTTTTGCCTTCTAAACTTTTAAACTCTTCCCAACTTGTAGCTCTTGCACCAAATGGATTAAAAAACTTTGCTAAAGTATCAAATTTTGGTGCATCTGGTATAAACATACCTGCTGGTATTTGCAACCAAGGACTTGCACCTGGTCCAAAACCAGAAGATATTAAATTAATAGCATCTAAAGGAGCTTCTGTTCCTATTTTTATTCTGTCATTTTGGTCATTAAAATATTTATTTTCAATAGCTGTTCCAATCCAAGGATAAGCAAAATACATTTCTCCTTGTGGTGTTTCATATACAATACCTGATTCTTTTGCACCATTAACTATTAAATTACCTGTTCTTATTGCATAAGGATTTCTTGCTAATACTTGAGACCAAGTACCTATCTGTTCAATGTACGCACCCATAAATGGAAACATTACTCTAGTAAAGTCTGCAAAGTAACCTCTTTCAGTTAAGTTATAAAGTAGATTATCGTGGACAAATTTTGCTGTTGCGTGAGCATATTCTTCAAGTTCATCTAATGACTCAAACATTCCAGCACTTGTATCAACTTTTCCTTTTTTTGCTTCTTCAATGGCTTCTTCAATTAATTGTTTTGTTGATTTGTTTAAAGAGTCTGTATCAAAAAATTTATTTAATCCAGCTTTAACTAAATTGTCATCTTTTAATGGATTGTCATACATTTTAGGTAAATCATCTACTTTTTTTATAAATTCTTTTTGTAAATTTTTTGGTAAAAATTGGTAAGCATCTGCTTGTGTTGTCCACAATACAGTTCTGTATAATGGAGACCTATTAGCAACTCTTTCAAATGCAGCAGGAAAATTAAATAATGTTTCCCATACTGAATCCAAAACAGCTACAATTTCATCTTTAAATTGTTTTGGTTGTAATACTCTTTCTCTAATATGTCTAGGTCCTTGTTGCCATATATTCATACCCATACCTACAGGATTTCCACCAACAGCCTCTATTTCTTTTATTATTGCAGGTGCTTTATCATTGAACTCTCTTGTCAAATAACTTGTTAATTGTTTTTCTCCATCTTTTTTTAAAATATTATTATCTTTTAAAGGAGCTAAAAAGCCTGTATCATCACCTATGTTATGAATTTTAAATTCTGACATATGTCCTTTAGGATTTTTATACCTAAAAACATTATCTTCACTAGCAAGATATTTAAGAATTTCTTTATTATTAGTAAAATCGTTAATCCTTTGAAACTGTGTTTCTATGTAACCCAATGTAGCTTCATAACTATTAAGAGCATTTTGTGGATTACCATATTCATCTAACAGTTCTCTATTCATCATTTGTCTTATGTCATCTAAATCTCCACCAAACATTCTTTTAGCAAAAACTTGTGGACTTTCTCCATCAAGAATTGCTTTAGCAACAGGTAAATATTCCTGTTCTCCTTTTAATAAAGAAATCTCTTCCAACCTTGCTCTAATATACATTTGTTTACGCTTTGGGTCTGTAAATGCTGTTTGTAAATCATAAACAATCCAATCATCTCTGTAATTTTTTAAATTACCTTCTCCTAAAAGACTTCTTTGTTGGTCTCTAGTAAGTTTTAACATTTCTTCAGAATTTTTTGCTAACTCGCCTTTTAATGTTTTATTATTTTTTCCTAACAACAAACCAAACCATTCACCAGGATTATTTCCAAGTGATGGGTAACCATCAGCAGCTAATTTTGCTTGACCATCAGCAGTAATTCTTACAGGGAAAGCTAATCTAGTTACAAGCTGTAATGGAGTCCATATACTTTTTTGTACACCCCATAATGAATTAATAAACCCTTTAGTAAATTGTCTAGGTAAATCTACTCCTCTATGACTTTCTAACCAACCTTCTTCTATTAAATTATCTTTTAAATATCCAAATTTTTTAGAGTATGCCTTAGCTGCTGGACCAAGTATGTTTAATTCAGCTATACGAACTAATTTTGATATTTTTCCAGTACTTTGTCTAACTTTTCTTAAATCAGTTAATTCTATACCTTGCATCATTTCTTGTACTATTAAATGAGGTGTAGGAGTTGGTTGTAACTCTCCACCAATTAAAGTTTCTTTTAAATTTCTAGTAAATGTATGTATACCTTCTACGGCTGCATCTGCTACTGTTCCTTTGCTTTTTGCATTTTCCCAACTAAGTGTTTGGTCTATCCAATAACTTAATTCTTTTGATTCACTAAAACTACTCCTTAATCTTGAATTTAATTTTGTAATAATATCTTCAACAACATCTGGTCTTTCACCAGCTTCTTTCATTGAATCGCCAACAGCGTCTACTACTTTTTTAAATGCTCTTACTTGTCCTCCATATCCTATTTCTTTATTTCTCATTGTTGCTTCAGCAAACTCAAGTAACAAGTTATCACCAACAGATTTTTTCAATCTTCCATTAATAATTACTCTTCTTACTTGTTCAATAGAATCTGCTTGATTAGCCCAAACAATTTTTCCTTTAGGTGTCCAATCTCCAAATTGGCTTCTAGCTATATCTTTTTCTTTTTTAGATAAATTATTAAATATTCTATTTAAACCAATATTGTCAGCTATTTTATTCCATTGATATTTAGGAGGCATTTGTGGCATACCTTGAGGAGCTTTAAATATTAAATCATCCCAAGTTTTTATTAATTCATCTGCTACTTTGTCTCCTTTTAATTTAGAAGCCTTGTGCATACGAAGAGCTATATCAGGAGTAAATGTTTTAAACAATAAATTTAAATCATCTAATTTTGTAGACCAAGCCTGTGCCAACTCTTTAGCATTTTCTGATTTAAGAAAAACATCTATTCCTTTTTTTCTATCAACAGTTTGATAGGTTATTCTTCCATTAGAATCTTTTATTTTAAGTAATCCAAAATTTCTAAATCTTGATTTAGTAGAAGCATTTAATGCTTGTAATTTATTCAAAGCATCTCCTCTTAAAAAACCTATACCATCTACAACACCTGATAAATTTTTATAAGCTAAAGTATTAGCATCAAAAAATTGCCCTACAACTAAGCCACCAAGAGAAACAGGTTGATTTGGAGTTGTAGCTGAAAAACCACTTCCTCTAAAATTTGCATATAATTTTCCTCTATTTTGTGATTCATCCCACGCTTCACTACCTGAACCAAAAAATGGAAACCAAGAACTTCCTAATCCTGATTCTTCACCTGGAACATTTAAATCAAAAAATTTAGCTCCGTATTGTTCAAAACCAACACCTAAAGCAGTTGCCCCTGCATCTTCCCACGCTTGTCCACCATCCATAAATGGAACTAAATCTTTAGTAGTATCGTTTTTATTATTTCCAATATAGCTTTTAGGTTTAATTTGTTTAAAAAACTCTTTCATAAAAATTGGATTTCTAAAAGCATTTAATTTTAAATACTCTCCTTTATCATCCACACCAACAATGCTTGTATCACCAGCTTCTAAGGTTTTATTTATTGCTCTTTCTCTAGCAATCATATAAGTTCTTAAAATTCTATTAATTCCATACCATCTTGTTGTAGCAACAGTAGTTGCAACCTGTGTAAACTTTTTTGCTTGAGCCAAACTAAGTTTGGCAGCATCAACAGGACTCCATCTTTCAACATTACTCCAAGGGAACACACCCATAGCTGAATCAGCATTACTACTTAATTCTTTTTCTATTGTTACCCCATCATTTGCATAAGCATTTTGATAAGCAATAATATAAGGTTCTGCTTGTTCTTTTGTTAAACCCATCTTTCCTAGTTCAGTAACTAAACCTGGTGCAGCAAAAGAATAAACATTAGCTAAATCAGAAATATTTTGTGCTTGTTGAGGAGTAATGCTATCAAATTTTTCTTTTTGTGTTTTGTCAGCAAAATATTTATTTTCAATATTTTTTCTTTGTGCTTCTGAAGAATTTGAAAATTCTGGAACTTTACCAAATGAATAACCCATTATGTCATTCTTATTAATATATTTAATATATCATCATTAAATCCTGACTTAACCCAAGCAGCAGCTAAATCAGAATTTTTATATTCCGTTCCTGGTCTCATTACTGGAAATCCTTCAGCGTTTTGTATAACTGCATTAGCAGGAATGTCTGCTATTCCAGTATTTATGTTTTCATCAGGTCTTTCCGTAATTCTATCTATTGCTAAAATATTTTCTTGTCCACCTTGATTTGCAACTATTTCTGCAGCTTGTTCTTGTGTTATCTCTTCTGGTGGAGCTTCAAAATTTTGATTATTACCTGGAGGAGCGTACATAACATTGGTATTTCTTCCTGTAATTTCTTTTGAGTCTACCTGTTCTAGTCTGTCGTTTAACTCTCCAGTAGTTCCATACATTTGATTTGTATATTTAGGTGCTCTCGTCATCTTCTTCCTCCTCTTCGTAGTAAGCAAATGTTGAACTAATAATCATATAACCAAATGGAAACATTAATGGAGGTAGTTGGTCTGTGTATATTTTAGGTTCTTGTAGTTTAGCTTCAAGTAATATATCTTCGCACTGTTCATCAACATCAAACAATGAGTTATGAACAATATCAGCAAATTCTTTATTAATGTTATGAGGCATTATCCACCTAGCCCTTGTAACATTTGAGCAATTCCAGGTGGTGGTCCTTGTGGTGGCAAGGATTGTCCACCTGGTCCTGCTTGACCTGCAAAAGATATTTCTTCCTCTGTCATTTGAGGTTCTTGAGGAGTAAAGAACTTATCTAAAATATTTTGTACATCACCAGGATTCTTCCTAATTTCAACAATAGCCATTGTTGCTCTTTGGTCTCCTTGTTGTGATTGGGCAAGTAAAGTATCAAATAAAAGTTTGTCTGCTTTCTCTCTAGTTATTCGTTCATTAACTGTAACTATGTTATCTAACCCATCAAGATTTTCTTGTAAGGTTTGAGTATCTATGATACCTGCTTGAAGTAATTGCAGCCCTGTAACTATCTTCTGTGGTTCATCATAACCAGCCATAGCACCATAGACTCTTCTAGTCTTGTAATTAAAACCTATATCTTTTTCTGGGTCATACTTCTCTGAAAAATATTTATTATCCANATAACCAGATANTGATTTTGATTNACCACCATACATAACATTATCCCATTCCAGTCTTTTAGCATCTGTCTGCTCTATAGCATCTGCCATTACTGTATGATATTCTCTAATCATTAATGACATTGATGCACCTAATTCTTCTAAACCTCTACCAGTAGCAAAGCTAAGTGGAGATTGTGAATCATCAGTAACTGGATAGGCACCACCAATACGAAGTTGTCTTTCAACTCTATCTATCTGTTGGAAAATCTGATAAGGAACATTTGATGCAGGTTTAGAAACCTGTGTACCAGGAGCTAAATAGTTTACAGCAAA